GTCTGATTACTTACGAACGAGGCGGGGGATCATGCAGGCCATGCATGGTCATGCATAACGCCCGTGAGCACGGTCTGAAGGGTCTGTGATGATCGCTGACGTGGCGCAGGGCGGTGACCGCCGCAAAACGTTGGAAGCAATCCGAGACAAGTTGGCTGCCGACATGGATGTGGCGCCGCCGGCCGTGAGCGCACAGCTCGCCGGGCAACTCGTCAAGGTTCTGGCCGAGCTAGCGGAGCTTGGCAATCCGCAAAAGGTGTCGGCACTCGATGAGCTCGCAAACCGTCGCAAGGATCGGCTCGCAGCGGCCGGCATTCCTGACGCTCCCAAACGACAGACGCGCAAGCGCGGGTGACGAGGCTGCCGATCTTGCTGCGATGGCCGGTTTGCGGCTGGACGAATGGCAACGCTGGTGTCTGCACGAGATGTTGCAGACCGACGTCAACGGCAAGTGGTCAGCGTTCGAAGCAGCGATCGTCGTGCCACGCCAAAACGGCAAAGGCGGCCTGCTCGAAGCACGTCAACTGTACGGACTGTTCCTCGGTGGAGAAGTCCTCCAGGTGCACACCGCACACGAGTTCAAGACAGCGTTCGAACACTTCCTGCGTATCACGTCGCTGATCGAATCGACACCTGAGCTCGAGGAACGCGTGATGCGTATCCGTCGAGGCGCAGGTGAGCAGTCAGTCGAACTCAAGACCGGCGAACGCCTCCGGTTCCTTGCCCGATCAGCCGGGTCGGGTCGTGGCATGTCCGGGGACACTGTCTACGTCGACGAAGCGTTCGCGTTGACGCCACCGATCATGGGCGCATTGCTGCCCACGATGTCAGCGGTGCCGAACCCGCAGATCGTCTACACGTCAAGCGCTCCACGATTCGACCAAGCCGTTCTGTACGACCTTGTCCAACGCGGCCGAGCTGGTGGTTCGCCTCGCCTGTTCTACGCCGAATGGGGCAACGACGAATCGGTCGACACCAACGACCGCGATGCCTGGGCCAGGGCCAACCCGGCGTTCGGTATCCGCATCGACGAATCGTTCATCGAGGCCGAACTGGACGCGATGCAATCGTTCCCGGAGGAGTTTCGACGGGAACGTCTCGGCATCGTGCAGACGTCGGATGTGTCCACCGTGCTGTCGATGCCGAAATGGCGGACCTGCACCGATCCGTACTCAACAGCCGAGAACGGTGTCGCTGCGTTGTCGGTCGGACCGGGATCCACGTGGGCAGCATTAGCCTTCGCAGCCCGGCGGCCAGATGGCTTGTTGCATGTCGAGGTCGCCCGCCACGAACAAGGCACTGCATGGGTGCTTGAAGCCTGCCAACGTGCTCATGCTGACACCGGGCGGCCAATCGTGGTCGACCCAAAGTCGCCGACATCGGGCGTGATCGACCGGCTGGAACAGGCCGGCGTGCCGCTGCTGAAAATCGGTTTCCCTGAGTTCACGTCGGCGTGCGTCACATTCCAGGACGAACTCAATAACGAACGCATCCGTCATCTCGGCCAGGACCGGCTGACTGCGGCGGTCGCCAAGGTTGCCATCCGCACGTTCGGCGAATCGTGGGTGTTCTCAGCCCGCCAGTCCGAAGTCGACATCACGCCATTGCTTTCGGTCGTGGTGGCAACGATCGGCTTACGCGACGGAAACAGCGAACAGTTCGATGGCGGGTTTGTTGACCTTGCCGACTTCCTCGAGGATTGAAAGGCTGGGCATGGGTACTGCGTTGCAACTGTTCGGCCTTGCCCTTCTCATCGTCGGGGCAGCGTTTGTGTCAATCCCTGCCGCTGTAGCGGCGCTGGGTGTCGTGTCGGTGTTCGTGGGGCTTGCTGCGGAGCGTGATTGATGCTGCGTCAACTGTTCTCAAGTGCACCCGTCGAGGAACGCGCACAAGCCACCACCTGGGGCGACTGGCCCGGCGACAACGCCACCACCGGCGCTGGAACCGTGTCGGAGCTTTCAGCGATGCAGCTGTTGGCGGTCGCCGGTTGCGTTCGCTTGATTGCGGATTCGATCGCAACGCTGCCGGTCGACACGTACCGCAAGAACAGTGCTGGCGACCAGCTCGAGGTGGCACCACCCGCGTGGCTGATCGAGCCGACCGTCGACCTCGACTTCACATCCTGGTGTACGCAAGCAATCACGTCGCTGCTGCTGCACGGCAACTGCTACATCATGGTGCAGCGCAACACGCTCGGCCAGATCGTCGAGATCCCCATCGTGGACCCGCAATCCGTGCAGGTGTTCCGTGACCGTGGCATGGTCCGCTACCGGATCAACGGCGCACTGTTCGACGGCCAGATGGTGCACATCAAGGGCATGATGCTGCCCGGTTTCGATACCGGCCTGTCACCCCTCGAGTATGCGCGCCAGTCGATCGGGCTCGGCTTGAACGCTGTCGAGTTCGGCATCGACCAGTTCGCCACGTTCAACAACATGCCCGGCGTTATCGAGATCCCCAAGCGCGCCCAGCCCGATCAGATGACCGCGATGGCGCAGGCGTGGCGTCGGGCCCGTCAGAAACGCAACCGTGGCCTGCCCGGCGTGCTCGAGGACGGCGCCACATGGAAACCGACCGGTGTCACCAACGAGCAGGCACAGTTCCTCCAGCTGCGGCAATGGACCGCTGCCGAGATCGCCGGCCAGGTGTTCATGGTTGACCCCGCCGACCTCGGTATCCCAGTCGCCGGCACCTCGTTGACCTACGCCAACCTTGAGCAGCGCAACATTCGCCGCCTGCAGGTCACGTTCCTGCCGTGGATCATCCGGCTTGAGAAGGCTTTGTCGGCGTTGCTGCCACAGCCCCGGTTCGTCAAGTTCAACGTCGACGGCCTGCTGCGCGGTGACTCGGCGACCCGATGGGCGATCTATCAGACCGCCTCCAACATCAACGCCGCCGCCGCCGGCTACGGCCAAGGCCCGGTGTTGTTGACGTCCGAGATGCGCAACCTTGAGGACTTGAATGCGTTGCCGGACTCGATGATCCCTGCACCGACCGCCGTCGCCGACCAGCAACCGGTTCAGACGAACTCGTCGGCTCCGGTGGCACCAGTGAACCTGACGCTGAACATGGGCGAGCAACGGTTTGAAGGCGCTCAGGTGACGGTGAACCCGCAGGTCGATGTGCATGTGCCCGAACAGGAACCGGCCAACGTGACGATCCGCCAGGAAGGCACGCAGGTGCATGTTGCGCCCGAGGTGTTCATTGAGAAGTCACCGGAGCCCGAGATTGTCCAGTCCACCAGCCCGAAAGTGACGAGGCGCATGGTTGAACGTGACGAGCTGGGCCGCATCGCCGTGATCATCGACGAGGTCGTGTCATGACGATCGGCTACACGACCGCAGTGCGCAACGCAATGTTGGACACCATCACCACGGCTGCCGGTGGTTCTGCACTGCTTCGCATCTATGACGGCACCCGTCCAGCGAACGCCAACACGGCCGTGTCGTCGCAAGTGAAACTTGCCGAGCTGACATGCAACGCCACGTTCGCAGCAGCTGCTTCTGGCGGTGTCCTGACGCTGAACGCCATCACTGGGGCAAACGCTTTGGCGGGCGGCACAGCAAGTTGGTTTCGGATCACGAACTCGGCGGGCACCACGACCATCATGGACGGCAGTGTCGGCGCAGGTTCTGGTGACCTGAGTCTGACCACGACAACGATCATTTCCGGTCAGCCGATCTCGATCACGTCGTTCACGATCACTGAAGGCAACGCCTGATGGCCGACAGTGACGTCCCGATCACAGCCGGGTCGGGCACCAAAATCGACACTCGCACCGTCGGCGCTGGCGTCGACGAACACCGTCAGGTTGTCGTCATCGGCGACCCGGCAACCGCCTCGGCGGTCGGCACTGTCACTGCGACTGGTGGCCTGCGTGTTGAGCCGTACATGACGAACACGGCTGGCACCGGTGTCGCCGGATTCCAGCAGGAAGACCAGCCGCACGTCGACGGTCACGCTGGCGTCATGATCCTGGGCGTCCGCAACCATTTCACCGGCTCCACCACCGACGGCGACTACGCAGCGATCTCTGTGAGCAGCTACGGCGACATGCACACCATCGGCCGTCGTGACCTGCAACGCATCTCGGTGGCATCCGGTTCATTGACGACTGCCACCACCAACTACACCGCAGGTGATCAGCTCGGCACCCAGTTCATCATCGCTGGTGCTGCTCGAGGCTCAATGACTGGCGGCGTCATCGTCGGCGTCACCCTGATCGACGCCGCAGACAAGATCGGTGCGGTCGACGTCGTGTTCACCGACTCGCCGATCACCCTTGCAGCCGACAACGCTGCTTACGCGATCTCTGACGCTGACGCCCTGAAGGTGGTCGGCATCGTCCAGTTGGCCGGCGCTTACGACATCGGCAACAACCGTGTCGCACAGGCACAGAACATTTCAGTGCCATTCGTGACATCGGGCGGCTCGGCCCTGTATGCCGGGCTGATCACTCGATCAGCAACCGGCACGTTCACCGCAGCAACCGACCTGCAGTTGATCACCTACGTCGAACGGTACTGAGATGCCGCTGACGTTCGGTGCAGCGACCAGCGACCGAGTGTCGTGGACGACAAACCTCCAAGGAGTAACCGGCACAAACAACTTTGTTGCCTGTTGGTTCAATGCGTCAACTCTTACCGCCGGCCGTTACATCTTGGCGTGGTGCTCGGCGTCGGCAACAACCCTTCACGGCATCCGCATCGGAACCACAACATCAACCCTGCAATTGGTTGCCGCCGCGACCACAACTCTTGGGATCTGGACTGCAACACCAGATACGACATCATTTCCGTCTGGAATTGTGACCGGCCAGTGGTACTTCGTTGCCGTTGCACAAACAATCGTTACGGGACCAACCGTCGGATTCGCTGCCTGGCTTGGAACGGAATCAGTTCCGCCAACGCCAATGACAATCGCCACGTCGACAGCACCGGCAGGAACTCCGACGGGCGGCGCAAACATCGTCGTTGGAAACAACATCATCGCGTCGCCGACAGCAGCTTTCCAAGGTGACATCGGGCAGGTGATTGCCACCAGCAACCCGAGCGGCATCAACTGGCAGATCGGCAGCGCCACCGCAGGAACCTTTTCAACTGACGAGCAGCTATTGATTGCACAGACGTTGACCTATCCGTTGTGGCTCGGTCGCCCGCCCGTGCAATCGGGTCGGGATAGTTCAAGCACGCTGACATCGTTTGAGACATTCGATGGAAAGTTCGTCGCAGCGAAACAGACCACCGCAAGCAACGCATATACAAGCACCACCATTACCGGCGCAACGTATTCCCAATCGGAACAGCCTCGAGTATGGGACGCAGGGATGTTTGGCCGCCCGCTGACGCTAGTCAGGAGATGACCGATGTCGCTGCTGCTGCTGTTCGGTGGAGTAGCGCCAACCGGTGTCACCGGCAGCTCGGCCACAACCAACGCCAACGACACCTCGACGGGCTCCGGCACTGTCACGATCGTCGGCACGTCCGCCACCACCAACACGGCAGACAGCAGCACTGCCGCTGGCAAAGTCACCATCGTCGGCAGCTCGGCCACGACCAACGCCAACGACACCTCAACGGCCTCGGGCACTGTCACCAACACCGTCACTGGCACCTCGACAACGACCAACGCCAACGACACGTCGAGCGCTACTGGCACCGTCACCATCACCGGCGTTAGCGCCACCACTAACGCGAACGACACGTTGTCAGCGTCCGGTAGTTCCGGTACGCCATCGCCGACCGCAGACAGCACCCGCACCGGGCTGCGACCCCGCCAGCGCCGACGGCCAGAACGTCAACTGCCACTCATCCTGCCACCGGTGTTCGCCTACGGCGACGCCATCAACACCCTCGACTTCTCCACCAGCAACGGGCTCGTCGACCCGTACAACATCTTCCTCGAGGACGAGGAACTGCTGCTTCTTGTCTAGGAGGCTTCATGCCCAGCATCATCGAACGCGCCGCCCGTGCCGAGCGCGAGACCCGATCGTTCACCGTTGCCGACCTTGAGCTGCGTGACGCCACCGACGGCTTCACCTTCGAAGGTGTCGCCTCGGTCGTGAACACCGGCTACCACGTCCGTGACCAGTGGGGCGACTACACCGAGACGATCCTGCCTGGTGCGTTCAACCGCACCCTGAAGCAGAAAGCCGACGTCCGTCTCCTGGTGAACCACTCGGGTGTGCCACTCGCCAGAAGCAAGTCCGGCATCCTCAAGCTGACCGCTGACCCGAACCTGCGCGCCACCGCCACGCTCGACCCGTCAAACCCAACGGTGCAAGAGATCCGGTCGGCAATGAACCGTGGCGACCTCGACCAGATGTCGATCGGGTTCCGTGTCCGTGACGAGGAATGGTCGTCGGACTACTCGCAACGGTCGATCAAGGAGATCGAACTGTTCGACGTCTCGGTCGTCACCTACCCGGCCTCGCCGACAACCAGCGCCAGCCTGCGGTCGTTCGATGCGTTCATCGCCGACATCCGTGACGTCGACATGACCCGCGACCAGATGCGTCGCGCCGTGCGAGCGCTGAACCGTCGTTTCGCCGACGTCTGGAACGAAGAAGTCGAATCATGGCTTGAGCTGGCGCTGAAGGCCCGCTTCGCCACCACGCCCTTGGCGATGATCGAGGTCGAGGACTTCAACGACCAGCAAGTCGTGTTCTGCCTTTACGGCACCGAAACCGACGGCTACTGGCAGGTCGGTTACACGCTGAACGCCGACAACAGCGTCACCCTGGACGACGCCGACCCGGTGCAGGTCAACGAGGTCGTCTCGTATGTGCCCATCCGATCCAACCAGCAGTTCGAACAGCGCGACCGCGCCGACCGCGAAGCGTTGGAACGCAAGATCGCCGCCCGACCCGCCTTGGTCTGACGGCACACACATCGAACCCGGAGCGCGCCACCCGGAACCGCACAGCGGTCACCACGGGCGCTGCCACCACGTCGATGACAACACCCACCAACCCCACATCCCGAAAGGACGTGAACCATGGACATCCGTACCCATGTGATCGCGCTCAACGAGGACCGGGCCCGTGTCGTCGAGCAGCTCCGCAGCGAGCTGGACTTCACCGCCGGTCGTGAGCGCACCGCCGAGGAGAGCCAGAAGATCGCCCGCCTCGACGCCCGCATCGACGAGATCGACGCCGAAGTGCGCGAGTTCGTCGCCCGCGAGACCCGCGAGCAGGAAGCCGCCGCCCTCCGCCAGCAGACGCTGTCGGTGTTCGGCGAGGCCCGCACCGCCCGCAACGACAAGGTGCAGGCCGATGCCTTCCGCCAGTGGCTCACCCACCGCAACGGCGACTTCGAGATCGACATCCAGCGCGCCATGAAGGAACGCCAGATGTTGCGCGCCGGTGCCTCGCCCGAGGAAATCCGTGCCCTCGCCTGGGACGCCACCAGCGGCTCGCTCGTCGTGCCCACCACCATGGCCCGCAGCCTGTTCGACCTCCTCGAGGCCAACATCGCAGCGTTCCGCATCGGCGCCACCGTGATGAACACCTCGAGCGGTGAGAACATGCAGCTGCCGAAGCTGACCACCCACGGCATCGCCACCCAGGTCTCCGGTCAGGGCACCACCCTTGCCGGTTCCGACCCGGTGATGGGCCGCGTCAACCTCAACACCTACAAGTACGGCCAGCTCGTGCGTGTCTTTAACGAACTCGTCACCGACGCAGCGTTCGACATCTCGTCCTGGCTCGGTGGTGACCTCGGCTACGCCCTCGGTCGCGTGATCGACGCCGATCTCGTCGTCGGCACCGGCACCAACGAACCGACCGGCATGACCGTGCTGGCCGGCGCTGGCACCAACGCCCCGATCAAGACCGGCGGCTCGCTCATCGCCCCGACGGTGGAGAAGTTCATCGACCTGCAGTACTCGGTGGCGGACAGCGTCCGTCAGCGCGGCTCGTGGCTGATGAACGACAGCGTCGCCGGTTCGATCCGCAAGCTGCGTGACGGCGCCGGTGGCACCGTCGGTGCGTTCCTGTGGGAGCCGTCGCTGACTGCCGGCCTCCAGACCGGTCAGCCCGACCGGTTCCTCGGCAACCCCGTCTACTCGGACACCAACTGCGCGGCCGCCGGCTCCAACGCCATCCTCGCCACGTTCGGTGACTTCTCCGAGTACGTCATCCGCACCGTCGGCAACCCGGTCATCGAGTCGGACGCCTCGCGCTACTTCGACACCGACGAGACCGGCTTCCGTGGCAAGTGGCGCGTCGGCGGCAACCACCGCCAGGTCGGCTACCTCAACACGCTCGTCCAGAACGTGTGACCTTCCCAGCCCTAGCGGCTGGATGATCGCCCCGGCAGGGGGGCGACAGGGCCGACCCGATGCACCTCCAGCGTCGGGTCGGCCCACCCCTGCACAACCTGCCAACCAACCCTGCCAAGGAGAACCTGTGCCTGCACACCAGGTCGACAGCCACGACCTCGTGGCGACCATCAACCAACTGGAACGCGCCGGAGAACACGTGATCACGATCACGCCGTTCACCGGTTCGACCTACGTGGTCGTCACCCGATACGTGGACCGCAATCAGACACGTCTTGCCGCAGTCACACATGCCGCACGTGTCGGCGCAGACAAATGGGACCGCGACCCTTTGCTGCACAGCTTCCTGACCGACCACATCGTCACCGACGAGGTCGCCAAGTGAAGATCCTCCTGCACTCCAACTCGGCCACCGTCAAGACCGGCTACGGCGTCCAGATCGCACTACTCGCCGATCGCCTCGCCGACGACGGCCACCAGGTGGCGATCTCGGCAACCTACGGCGCACCCGCCGCCACCGGCCTGACCACATGGGTGTCGCCTCGAGGACACAAGATCCCGGTGTACCCGTCGTGGTTCCTCGTGTCCGGCGACGACGTGATCTGCGCCCACGCCAAACAGTTCTTCGGTTCCGACGAAGGCTGGATCCTGCCGCTGCTCGACGTGTGGTCATTGACCACACCGAACCTTGCCGAGTTCAACGTCGCCGCCTGGGCGCCCGTCGATCACGACCCCGTTCCCAACATGGTGCTGCGGTTCTTCGAACGGTCCAACGCCCGTTGCATCGCAATGTCGAAACACGGTCTTGGCGAATTCGCTAAGCACGACCTTGAGCCGGCATATATTCCGCTGGCGGTTGACACCAAGGTCTACAAACCGACTTTCACTGCCACCATCGACGGCCGTCAGGTCACGGGACGCGAGTTCCTGCAGATCGACGACAGGGCGTTCGTGGTTGGCATGGTCGCAATGAACAAGGACCCGAACGACCGCAAAGGTTTTGCCGAAGCATTCCAAGCGTTCAGCCGGTTCCACCAACAGCATCCGAACTCGGTGCTGCATGTCCACTCGGAGAAGTCCGGCACCGCCGGCGGCGTGAACCTGCCCGAACTGGCAGCGATGACCGGCATCCCCGAACATGCCATCCGCTACACCAACCAGTACGCCTACATGATCGGGTTTCCGGCCGAACTGATGGCGTTGATGTACACGGCGTTCGACGTGCTCCTCGCCCCGTCCAGGGGGGAGGGGTTCGGTGTGCCGCTGATCGAGGCACAAGCCTGCGGCGTCCCGGTCATCACCTCGGCGTTCACCGCCCAACAGGAGCTCGTCGGCAACGGCTGGCTGGTGTCCGGCCAGTTGAACTGGGACGGTCCGTCACGGTCGTGGTATCAGACCCCGAACGTGTTCGAAATCGAACGAGCGCTCAACAAGGCGTACGCAGCAGACCTCGCAGCAATGCAGGACGAATGTGTCGCCTTCGCAGCCCAGTATGACGCCGACCACGTGTACGACACCTTCTGGCGTCCGTACCTGGCGACACTCAACCTTGAGCCGCCGGCGACCAAGCCGATGATGGATGACGTCGCCGTGCTGGTGCCCGCGATGAACCGGCCGCACAATGTGCCCCGACTGGTCGACTCGTTCAACGCCACCAACGACGGCACCGCCAACCTGTACTACATCCTTGACGAAACCGATCACGCACAGATCGAAGCAGTCGAACAGGCCGGCGCACGTTGGCTGCCCGCCCGACGCGGCACCTCGTACGCCTGCAAGAACAACGAGGCGTTCGAACAGACCACCGAATCGTTCGTGTTCCTTGCGGGTGACGACGTCGAGTTCACGCCCGGCTGGATCGCCGCCGCACGCAAACTGTCCGACCGCTACGACGTGATCGGCACCAACGACAGCGAACCCGGTCGAGTCCGCAACCCGCTGGTCGCAGCAGGCAAACACGCCGACCATTTCTTCGTCCGACGTTCCCACGTCCTTGAGGACGGAACATCGCTCGAAGGGCCCGGCATCCTCTGCCCCGAGGCGTACTACCACTGGTACTGCGACAAGGAAATGATCCAACTCGCCAAGGCCCGTGGAGTGTTCACACCCTGCCTCGATTCGGTCGTCATCCACCACCATCCCGGCTACGACGGACGCGAGGACCTGCGCGCCAACGACCCGACCTACATGAAAGCGGTCGAGTTCTCCGAAATGGACGAAATCGCATTCAAGCGACGTGCCGGCCTCATCGAACAGCACCAGGTCGTCAAGAAGGACATCTGGTCATGAGGCGCCCGATCATCATCGACGTGTTCCCGTTCAACAACGAGCTGGACATGCTGCAATGCCGCCTCGAGGAAATGGCCCCGGCGGTCGACTACTTCGTCGCCATCGAAGCCGACGTCGACCACCAGGACCATCCCAAGCCGTTCCATCTCACCGAGAACCTCCAACGGTTCGATGCCTGGGCGGACAAACTTATCGTCATCCGGGCGACTGGGATGCCGACACTTGCCGACGACCCCGATCCGTGGGCGCGTGAACTTGCCCAGCGTGAATACGCAATGGACGGGCTCCGCAAGATCAATCAGCGCACCGAACTGCACGAAGACGACATCGTCCTTCACGGCGACGTCGACGAAATCTGTCGGGCATTGCATGTCCGCAATGTCCGCCCACGCGACCGGTTCGTCACCTTTGAACAGCGACTGCACTGCTTCGCAGTCGACTGGCTCCACCCTGACCCGTGGGGGGGGACAGTGGCCGCCACCTTGAAGGGTCTCGGTTCACTCGGGCAGTGGCCGTTCCAGAAACTGCGCAACACCCGCAACGCCAACACCCCGATCCGTGACGCCGGTTGGCATCTGTCGTGGTTGGGTGGCAAAGAGGCGGCGCTGGCGAAGCTCGGATCGTTCTGCCACCCGGAGATCGCTGACCGGACACTGGTCGGGCTGTCAACCGACCTGTACCTGCGCGAAGGGTTTCATGTCGACGGCCGGCGCATGAAACCGGTCGACGTCGACAACACATGGCCCGCCATGATCGCCGAGCGTCGCTGCCCGGAAGTGTGGTTCCGTCCCCGATGAGTTTCTTCACCGAAAACTGGTTCCACAACGAATCATGCGATCGCCTCGCCCAGCTCGGCCGACAGGTCGAACACGTACCAGGCGACATCATCGAGATCGGATCATGGGAAGGCCGCTCGACCAGCGTTCTCGCCAACGCAATCCGACCCCGGATCGTTCACGCCGTCGACACCTGGCAGGGTTCACCCGGCGAAATCTCGTCCGAACTTGCCAGCCAGCGCGACGTGTTCGCCACGTTCCAGAACAACATGGCGCAACTCACCGGTGGCAACGTGATCGCCCACCGTTCCGGTTGGCGTGACTACCTCCAAGACCGCACCGAACCGATCGCCATGGTGTTCATCGACGCCGAACACACCTACCGTGAGGTCTACGACAACATCCGGGCCGTGCTGCCACACATGTCGCCCGGCGGCGTCATCTGCGGCGACGACGCCCACCACCCACCGGTCGCCCAGGCAGTCATGGAACTGTTGCCGAACGACGAGCTGCTGCAAGGCGGCAACGTGTGGTCGTGGACGAAGCCGACATTGCGGCAGCAGTACGAACAGGTCTGCGCCACACCGTCGGACATCTACCTGCACCTGCCACGTATGGTCGAACTGGTCACGTCCGGCAACTGCACCAAGGTGCTCGAGCTGGGCACCCGCACCGGTGTGTCCACCATCGCCTGGCTCCACGCCCTCGCACAGACCGGCGGACACCTGTGGTCGGTCGACATCGACACCCGACCGGCAATCGGCACCCACCCGCACTGGACTTACATCCAAGGCGACGACATGGCAGCCGTCGTGCAAGCCCAGCTGCCGGAACCATTCGACATCGTGTTCATCGACACGTCACACCACTACCGGCACACCAAAGCCGAACTGGACCGCTACCAGCACATGGTCCGACCCGGCGGATTGATCGTCTGCCACGACACCGAACTGCCGATCCCTAAGGGCGCACCGGCCGGCGACCCGACATTCCCGGTGAAACGGGCCATCGAGGAGTTCGTCGCCACCACCGGCTACCGCTGGTTCAACTTCCCCGACTGTTGGGGTCTCGGCATCATCGAGGTGAAACCATGACTCTGACCAACTCGTACGCCACCATGGCAATGCTCAAGGCGGAGCTGAACATCGGACAGGCTGACACCTCGTACGACAGCAAGCTCGAAATGGCACTCAACGCCGCATCCCGGCAGATCGATCGGCATTGCGGTCGTCGGTTCTGGCAAGACACGGCAGTCGTGCAGCGCGAGTACTACGCAGACAACGCATACGACTGTTTCGTCGATGACATCTCGACAACGACCGGGCTGGTCGTCAAGGTTGATGACGCCGGCGACGGTTCGTACGGGACAACGCTGACGATCACCACGAACTTCATCCTGCTGCCACGCAATGCCGACCACGAAGTACCGGATGAGCCGTTCACGCAGATCCGGCTGGTCGATAGCGGCATCACCGCCTTCCCGGTCTGGTCGTCGGGTCGACCCGGTGTACGTGTCACCGCAAAGTTCGGATGGCCTGAGGTTCCCGACGACGTCGAGAAAGCCTGTCTGATCCAAGCGACTCAGCTGTTCAAGGCATCCGACGCAGTGTTCGGCGGACTCAACTTCGACGGGTCCATCCTCCGAGTCCGTGAAACCTTGAACCCGATGGCGGCCGCGCTCGTCGAGTACTACGTCAAGCCGAGAGTCGCATGACCACCATCGCTGACGTTCGCACCGATCTCGTCAACGTCCTCGCCAACATCCCCGGCTGGAGCACGTCGAACGGCTACGTCGGCGACCAGCTCAACACCTACAGCTTCAAGGTCAGCCGATCAGCCTTCGACCCTCGCATGGTGTTCTCGCAAGCAAAAGCGACGCACCAGTTCACCGTTGCCGCCTACGCCCCTCGAGCAACGCCAGAAGTGTCAGAAGCAGCATTGGATGCGCTGTGTGAACTGTCGGGGGAGGGGTCGCTGATCGCCACCGTCCAGGACGGCACGAACTGGTCAGTGACCGTCGATTACGCCGTGGTCACCAACTGCGGCGAAGTGCAATCAATCACATGGATCGACGGCGTTGAATACCTCGCCGTCCAGTTCACGATCGAGGTCTGCTGGTAATGGCATTCGTAGCGTCATACAACTCACGTCTGTTCGTCGGTGCCGCACAGTGGGCATCATACGCCAGGGGTTTCACCTACAACGACGACACCGCCATGCTTGACGTCACCACCTTGGTCGACACATCGAAGCAGTACATCCCCGGCCAGCGCACCGGCACCGTGTCCTTGGACCTGCTGCTTGACACCGCCGCAACTGCCGGTGGCGAGTTCGCCACACTGAACACGTGGAAAGGCACCCCGCAGGTCTTGTCGCTCGCGCCATCCGGCACCGCACGATCAGCCGAAACCTGGCTGTTGCAAGCCAACCAGTCGAACGCCACCGTCACCGCACCGGTCGCCGACGTCGTCACCGCAGCAGTGTCAATCCAATGCGACGGCGGAGTGGACGCCGGTGTCGTCCTTGACCCCACCACGGCCATCACCGCCACCACCTCGTCAACATCGGTCGACAACACGACCAGCAGCAGCAACGGCGGCGTCGCACACCTGCACGTCACTGCCTACTCCGGTCTGACGTCGAACACGATCACCGTCGAACACTCGACGAACAACTCCACCTGGGCAACCCTCGGCACCTTCACCGTCGTTTCCGGCACAACCGCAGAACGACTGGTCATCGCGGCAGGAACCACCGTCAACCGCTACCTGCGCGTCACCGACACCATCGTCGGCGTCGGCAGCTGCACACGTTTCGTCAGCTTCGCCCGTCGCTGACCCACCTCTCCCACCACCAACACCTAGGAGACTCACATGGCATTCAAGGCCGGCACCACCTCAGCGTTCTATCTGGCGAACGCTGCGGGAGCACTGCAGAACCTGTCGGCCTACGCCGACAACCTGTCGTTCCCGCAGTCGACCGACCAGCTCGACGTCAGCACGTTCGGATCCGCATCCAAGGGTTTCATCCCCGGCCTCCAGGACGGCGACACCTACAGCATGTCGGGCCCGTACGACGTCGCCATCCACACCCAGCTGACGACCGCCAAGTCGGCCGGTTCGCTGCTCGGGTTCATCTTCGGTCCCGGCGGCTCGGTGGCAGCGCAGGCACGCACCGCAGGCTCGGTGTACGTCGCCCAGTACTCGGTGTCAACCTCGGTCGGCGGCCGTGTTGAGTACTCGGCGTCGCTGCAGGTCACCGGCGCAGTCTCCAACGGCACCTTCTGAGTTGAGCGAACTGGCCTCGTTCGAGCGTCGCATAGCGATGCTGCAACGCGAGTTCTCGGGCGAGGCTGGCCGTCGACGCCTCAAGGCTGTCGCCATCCAGACAAAGAAAGACGTCGACGAGGCAGTCAAGGCCGACCTCGGCGACCAGTCGATGTCAGGCTGGCGCCGCAGCAAACCGGTCAACATTGCCGGTCGGTTCGACATCGTGTCCGATCACGAGTTCGCGATACGTCCGAACAGCCAAGGCCACATGGTGGTGCTCGAGCAGGGCCGCAACAACGGCAAGTCGAGACCGACGCCACGGTTCAACAAACGCGGCAAACAGACTCGCCGATCCAAATGGAACGGTCGCACGTCAGGCAAGCACACCTGGTCGGACGCGACGGCGCTGATGCAGAAACGTGTCGGCAAACGCGTCGACGAACAGGTGCAGAAGTCCATCGGCAAGTTCATCAAGGGGTGACGAGTGGGCACTTTCAACGAGCGCATCCAAGTCGTCATCGACGTCGTCACCGACAAGGCCACCAAGGGCTTCAAGGACTTCCGCACCGCTGTCGGCGAGGCCGAAGGCTTTACCGGGAAACTGAAAGCCGGCGTGTCGTCGCTGGGCGGCGTGTTCGGTGCCGCTGCAACTGGGCCTGCCGCCATGGGCGCAGCCGTAGTCGCAGCCGGCAAGTTCGCTGCCGACGCCGTCATGGATTACGCCAACCTCGGCGCGCAAGTTGCCGACTTTGCCGCAGCGACCGGAACCACAACCGAAGCGGCCAGCCGACTGATTGAAGTCACAGGCGATCTCGGCATCTCAACCGATGCGTTGCAGTCGACGCTTGGCAAACTGAACAAGTCGATCGACCCCAAACTGTTCGACGATCTTGGCGTGTCCATCGCGCACACCAGTTCCGGCGCTGTTGATGTCAGCGGCACGTTCCTCAACGTGATCGACCGGCTTCGTGCCATCAAAGATCCAGCCGAGCAGGCACGCGTCGGCGCGCAACTGCTTGGCAAGGGCTGGCAATCGGTCGCACCACTGATCGCCCGTTCGGCCAAGGACATCAAGGAACAGCTCGATGGCGTGTCAAAAAGCAAAGTGTTTAGCGAACAGGACACAAAGAAAGCTCAACAGTTCAAAAAAGAACTTGATGACCTGAGTGACGCGTATCAAGAAATCGCGTTGAGGATTGGCAAAGAGTTGTTGCCGGCAGTTACCGACACCCTTGGGCCACTTGCCGATCTAACCGGCCAACTCGGCGATACGAAAGATGCCCTAGGTCCGTTCGGTTTTGGATTCCTTGATGCGAACACCGCGATCAACGACTTCGTTGAAAACTTGTTCGGTTCAGAGGAGGCATCCAAGTACACCGGCGAGTCGATCACCAACTTGGGCGACGCAGCTAGCGGCTCCGCCCGTTACCTCGGCCTCCTGGCTGAACACACTCGAGAGTCATCCGACGCCGCAGCCGACCTGACCAGCAACGCCCGCCTAGCAAAAGCGCAGCTCAAGTTGCTGCAAGATCAGATCGACGGCCGCAAGTCGTTCATTGACCTGCAGATTCAACTGCGGGACAACGCAGACAAGATCAAGCAGCTTTCGGATGATTTCGGCAAGGGCAAGATCAGTGCCGACGACTACTACCTCGGTGTGGCGAAGGCTGCGTTGGATTCCAAGGGAGCTGTCGCTGACTACGTGTCAACCCTGGATGCAATACCCGAATCAAAGAAGCTTGAGCTGACGGCCGCACTTGATCCTGCAAGTCCAGGAGCAATCATCAATCAGATCCAAGGTTCTCTCGATTCACATGTATTTCAAGTACGAGCCGAAACTGCACGCGAAAACCGAAGTCCACTCAATGGTGGGACAAGCGGCAACGGCGGCTTAGGTGGCAATGGCGGCGTGACCGTGGTCGTCAACGCACCCGTCGGTGCCAACTTGCACGAAGCAGGCAAACAGGTGCATGACGCGCTGCAGGCCTACTACCGCAATGGCGGCCCTCGCTGATGGCGACTTGGATGGATGGCGCAACGGTCACCGTTGAGATCGCATTTACGAACTCGCCGATGACCGCCAACGCATCGTGCACATGGGTCGACGTCACTGCATACGTGCGCAGCTGGTCAACACGTCGAGGCCGCACCAGCGAACTGTCACAGTTCTCACCGGGCACCGCCCAGGTGGTTCTGGACAACCGCAGCCGTCTGTTCGATCCGTCGAACACGACCGGCACCTACTACGGCAACCTGTTGCCGATGCGCAAGATCCGCATCCGGGCGTCGTCCGGCGTGACCTCGGCAACCGTGTTCACAGGGCATGTCATGGGCTGGCCGATTGACTACCCCGGCATGACCGACTCCACCGTGACGTTGCAATGCGTTGATGCGTTCCGTGTGCTGGCGCAAACCACGCAACCTGTCAACGGCTACGAAGCCAAGGTGCTGGCCGACGGCGCGCTGAACTATTGGCGACTGGACACGATCGTCGACGGTGTGACCCCAGCGTTGGTCGGCGGTGTCGACGCCACCAACCCGAACCAGGGCGATCCGACGTTCAGTTCGCCGACCGACCTGACGATCACGATCCCGGTCGGTCCCACCTCAACGATCTCCAACACTTCATGGATGGCGCTGGGAACGTCGTCGACAGCACCGAAGACGATCGAGGGCTGGTTCGAGAACATTCATTACGGCGTGTATGCCGGTGCGAACATTGCTCGCGCAGCTGCCGACTCGACGAACTGGATCCGGCTCGGTGTCGGTGCCACCGATGGCACGATCTCGGTCGGCTATTCGAACTCGACCGACAACCGGTCGTGGGCGTACGCATCGACAGGCTGGCAGGCAACGAAAGCAGTGATGCACCTGGTTCTGACCGCCACCTCGAGCACGTTGACGTTGTGGGCGAACGGTGTGTCGGTGTGGTCGGGAACGTTGTCGGTGGGAACGTCGACCAACACGTTCGCTGCGGTGCCGCCGCCGTCGATGCACGCAGTCGCGCAGCCTCGCAGCGGGTCACCGGTAAATCCTGCGATCTACGGCCTCGCCGTCTACTCCGCAAACCTGACCTCGACACAAGTCGCAGATCACTACATCGCCGGGCTCACCGGCTACGGCCACCCGACCGGTGATCGTGGCGGCGCACGCATCGGTCGCATCCTTGACGCCATCGGTTGGCCCGCTGGTGACCGCACCCTGAGCACCGGCGTCACCGTGTTGGGCCCGTGGGACAGCGCCGGGAGCCCGCTGGCTGCGTGCCAGGCGATCGCCGACACCGAACAAGGTCTGTTCTTCATCGACGGTTCCGGCAACGTCACGTTCCGCGACCGGCAATGGATCCTCACGAACAGCGCCTCACGCACGGCGCAGGCAACGTTCGGTGACTCCAGCGGCGAAACCCCGTACGTCGACATCGAGATCGACGGCAACCACCTCGAGTGGATCCGCAACGTCGTCACTGTCAGTTACGCCAGCTCGTCCGTCACCGTCAAGGACACGACTTCGGTCACCGCATACGGCGAGCAAGGCGACAGCGTGTCGGCCAACAACCTGCCGTCGTTTGCCGGCTACGTCGCCCGACAGTTGGCAGCGTTCCGACTGCGGCTCCGCAAGGACGCAAAGACACGTATCCCGTCAATCAAGGTGAAGCCCCGTGTCGCCACATCGACACACCTGCCAACCATGCTCAACCTTGAGCTGGGCCAACGCGTCAACGTGAAACGTCGACCGACCGGCGGCACCGGCACGTTCTCGCAGGACTGCACCGTGCAAGGCATCAGCCACATGGTCGGCCCCGACAACTGGCAGACGTCGCTGTATCTGGCACCTGTCGTGCCGTCCTACACCGAGGGCCCGTACTTGACGTTGGGCGATGCCACCTACGGCAAGATCGGCGCAGTCGCCGGCAACAAGATTCCTTACTAGGAGGCGGACATGCCCGACTCAGGGCTTGCAGATGGCTCGGTCTTGACCAGCGCCAACTACGACACCTACTTGCGCCAACAGGTCGTTGCGCAGGTGACGTCGACCACTCGGCCGACCGGCGTAGAAGGCCGGTTGATCACCGAGACCGACACCGACCGCATCGTCTGTCACGACGGCACGAACTGGATCCGTGTCGGGTCGTACTCGTCGGCTGGCCGCAGCGGCATCAGCCTGTCGCGCATCTCGACCACACAGTCGATCCCGAACGGTGCAGCCACGTTCACGGCGATCTCGTGGGACACCGAATCGACCGACACCGACGGTTACATCGCGGTGCCGTCAACGAACATCACGATCCCGACCGGGCTTGGCGGGTTCTACGCAGTGACGGCGACGTGCAGTTGGGCGTCATCGCCCGGTGCGAACTCGAGCATCGAGTTCTACAACTCGACCACCACCGGCATCTGGCGGTTCCCGATCGGTGCCGGCACACAGATGACGTCATCAGCGTTGACGATGATCGCCGATGTCGCCGCCGGTGACGTATGCCAGCTGCGCGTATCGCAGGCATCCGGTGCCGCCATCAACGTGAACGCCACGATTCAGATGTGGAGGCTGTCAGCATGATCGAGTTCCCACCCGTCGAGATGCCACGCGACCTCACCGGTGTCGCCAACGGCCACCTCGGCCCATGCAACCTCACCACCGTCTTCTTTCCGGCGGTCGGGCATCTGTCGTTGCATCCGCTGGCGGCACGTGCGTGGCACGCCATGACGGCCATCTGCAAGGCGGAAACATCGGTCGATTTGACCACGACCGGCACCTACCGGTCGTATGACGCGCAGCTGCAACTGTTCCTGCAGCGTTACACCGACTCGTTCATCCCGCTACGCAACGTCGTCACCAACCAGCGCACATGGCAGGGCAAGACATGGTGGCTACGTCGAGGCATGGCACCCGCCGCCGTGCCGGGCACATCCAACCACGGTTGGGCAATCGCAAACGACATCGCGATCGCCGCCAAGGTGTATGACGCAGCGTCGAAGTCGTGGAAGCAAAAGGTGATCGGCATCACTGCCGACGCCAAGATTTGGAACTGGGTGCAGGCGAACGCGATGTCGTTCGGTTTCGGTTGGGAAGGTGCCCGACCGGGACAACCAGGTTGGGAACCGTGGCACATCCGCTACTGGGCGGGCGACCGGGTTCCGCAGCGTGTCCTCGACGTCGAGGCGTGGTTTGCAGGAGTCAAGCCATGATCGCCCTGGGCACTGCGGAAGCGACCGTCCTGGCCGCTGTGGTGCCCGTGCTGGTCGTCCAAGCCGTCACGCTGTGGCAGGGCCGCAAGACCCGTGTGCTGTCGAAAGCGGCCGCAGACCAGTGGAAACCGAACGGCGGGTCGTCGCTGTATGACCTGTCGACACGTGTGGAACGCAAACTGGACCGGCTGCATGAACGCCACGACCAGCTCGCCGAACGGATCTATCTCATTGAGGACTACGTGACGAAGCCGAAAGGCAAGGGGGACCAGCATGGCAACGATTAGCCAGGCACCGGCAGCGTTGGACATCGTGGCCGTCAAGGGCGACGACCTGACGATCACGTTGACGATCACCGAGAACGGCACCGCCTACGACTGGACCGGTGCCACCGTTGCCACGTCGATCTTGGATGCGTCGGGCACGGCGGTCGCCACGAACTTTACGACCGCCACACCGGCCAACGGCACGCTCGCGTTGACGTTGAACGACACGCAGACCACGACGCTCGGTGTCGCCACCTACCGCTGGCAGGTCAACGTCACCAAGGCCAGCGCCACCCGCACCTGGCTGGCCGGTGGCCTGTCGGTCATGCAGCCGGGCTGGGGCGGCACGTCGACCTCGAGCGCGTCGCTGTCGATCACGACCGGCGCAGTCACTGTTGCGGTCACCGGCCAGTTGACCGGCGCGCAAGGCCAGTGGGACACGGCGCAGACGATCAACGCCCAGACTGGCACCACCTACACGCTGGTGGCCGGTGATGTCGGCAAACTTGTCACCCTGTCGAACGCCGCTGCCGTCACGTTGACGGTGCCCAGCGGCCTTGGCCTCGCCGCAGGGCAACGCATCGACATCGCCCAGCTTGGTGCCGGACAAGTCACGGTCGCGGCGTCGGGCACTACGATCAACTCGACGCCGGGCTTGAAGCTGCGAGCGCAGTATTCGGCGGCGTCGCTGATCTGCACTGCGACCAACACGTTCCTGCTGGTTGGTGACCTCAGTGCCTAGCACCATTGGGATCGTCGCTTCGGGCGAGGACGTGTTGAACGATGCCGTGTTCTGGGTTGACGCCGGCCGGTCGTCTGTGGTGTCAGGCGCGCTCAGCAACCTTGGCACTGGCGGTTCGGCGCTGAATGCCGTGTTCGGCAACTCGACTGGCGTCGACTCGTTCGACCCGGCGTTGCTGGCACACACCGGCACAAACTACCTGTACCTGCCTGGTGTAACTGGAAATGCTGCATCAGCCACCAACTTGGCTAGCTACACGCCATCAAGTTCACTTCAGTTGGACTGGGACTTCACGCCTAGTGACCTGACGGCGGCAGAGCAATCGCTGATCACCCACTTTGGAAGTGCTGGCAACCGAGGTTGGCGCTTGTCGCTTGGCACAACGGCATTCGCTCTTGTCTGGTCAACCGACGGCGGCGACGTAAACGTCGCGTCCCAGGCCGTGTCGTTCGCGACCATGGGCGTTGCTGTTGGGGTTCGTAGCCGTGGCCGTGTGATCTTGCGGTTCAACAACGGCGGCGGCGTGTACGACGTTCGCTGGTACACCGTGGATGCGAACGGCAACGCAACGCTGGTTGAAACCGATCAAGGCGCAGCTACCACCTCAATCTTTGCTTCGACACAAAACCTTGAAATCGGAACTCGAACCGGTTTAGGTATTCCCCTGTCTGCTGCGATCTACAGGGCAAAAGTGACGGTGGACGGCACCACCGTGTTTGACGCCGACTTCACGACCGGCATCACCAGCGGCGCGCAAACCACGTTCACCGAGTCATCGGCCAACGCTGCCACCGTCACGATCAACCGTTCAACGTCAGGCCGCAAAGCCGTTGCCGTCACACGCCCGATCCTGTTGTTCGGCACCGACGACTACCTCGAGGTCGCCGACAACGACCTGCTCGACTTCGGCGCCAGCGACTCGTTCACCGTCGTGGCCGTCGTGCGCCAGTGGGCGACACCCATAAACTTTGGCCGAAGCATCAGCAAATCAGCAGTGTCCGGCGCAGGCTGGCAAATGCTCAACAATGGTACGTCGGCGATTCGGTACCTAACAATCAATGACGGCACTGTGAATCTCAATGCGGGAACTGCCAATCCATACACTCTGAACTCTTTGGCAATCACTAGTGCTGTTCGAGACACGGTGGCCGACAGGGTGACCTTGTACAACGGCACGTCGGCCCAGCTTGGTACAACAGATACCACAACGGCCTCGTTGGCGAACTCGGTGCCAATGAGAATCGGCCAAACCGGCGGCGGGGGCGGTCAATCTGATTTTGAACTGGTCGCCGCTGCTGTCTGGCGTCGAGCGCTGAACGCCAACGAGATCGCCACCATCGTCGCCCGCTACACATAGGAGACACCCATGTCCCACCTGTTCGGATCGGACGGGCGCGCCAGCGCCTTCCGCACCCTGCTGCGCGCCGCCGTCGTCATCGGCACAGCGTTCGGCATCAAGCTCAGCGCCGACCAGGTCGCCGCCGTGCAGCTCGGCATCGAGGCGATCCTGCAGTTCGGACGTGCCTGGTACACGAAAGGCGGCTGACAATGGCCCTGGGGGATGCGCTCAACAACGAAGCCGGCCGCAACTGGCGGGCCCGCTGCGCGATTGCCGTCCTGCTCGACGAGCTGGACGAGGCCGACGTGACCGCACTCGTTGACGCACTCAACGCGCCCCAACAGTTCAGCAACGGCGCGATCGAACGCGCCCTCGCCGCCGAAGGTCACGGCCACATCAAGTCGTACACCGTGATGCGACACCGAAACGGCAGCTGCAGCTGTGGCCCTCGGTGACGCACTGACCAACGAGCAACAACCGAACCGGACCGCCACACTTGGCAAGATCGCCGACCTGCTCGAGCGCAACGGTATCGACCCAGACGACGTTGGCAAAGTCGCCAAGGTCAACCTGTGGCAAGGCTTCTACAAGGACGCCGACGGCGAAGCGCACACGGTCGACATGGCCGGCATCACGCTGTCGCCGCACTGGGCCGAGGGGCCGCAATGGCCGGTGGTGCAGCAAGGCCCGTCGGTCACCGTGCCGGCCCGCAAGGTCAAGCCGCAACGCACCGACGGCTGGCACGACGCCGTCATCCTGCCCGACATGCAGATCGGCTACTACCGAGCCCGCAACGGCGACCTTGAGCCAATCCACGACGAAGACGCCATCGCCGTCGCGTTGGCCATCACTGCCGACATCAACCCCGGCCTCGTCATCCTCGTCGGTGACAACCTGGACGGTGCCGAGTTGGGCAAGTACCGGGTCACGCCCGCCTACCAGCAGACCACACAGGCCAGCATCGACCGCTTGGCGACGCTATGTGCAGAACTGCGAGCTGTAGCCCCGAACGCCCGCATAGTGTGGCTTGCAGGCAACCACGAAGAACGATTACCGCGCTACATCCTGGACAACGCCGTCGCAGCGTTCGGGCTCCGCAAGGGCAACACGCCCGAATCGTGGCCTGTGCTGTCCGTGCCGTATCTCGCGCGCATGGACGAACACGACGTTGAGTACTTGCCCGGCTATCCAGCCTCTGCGTTCTGGATCAACGACCGGCTGCGCGTCATCCACGGCGACCGGGTCGCCAGCGGTGGCAGCACCGCCCACAAGTACCTCGGCAACGAGAAGGTGTCCGTGATCTACGGGCATATCCACCGACGTGAGTACGCAGCCCGCACCCGTGAAGACCGTGACGGGCCGAAAGAGATCATGGCTGCGTCACCCGGCTGCCTTGCAAAGATCACCGGCGAGGTGCCGTCGACCAAGGGCGGCGTCGACCTTGACGGCCGGCCACTGACACGCATCGAGGACTGGCAGCAAGGCATCGCACTGGTTTCGTACCAGGACGGCGACGGCATGTTCACGTACACAAACATTGCGATCCACGACGGCTGGGCTCGCTGGGGGAACAAGGACTACCGAACATGAGCAAGCACCCTGTCAAGTTGACCGCAGTTGAGGCCAACCATCTGGCCGCACTCCTCGCTGCCGTCGCACGTCCGAGATCGCAAGATGAGGTCGCAGCCGTCGAACACTGGCTGCGGCGGCTGGTCGCCAAGTCATGAAACGGAGGCCGGTGTGGATCCGCTGGCACGATGCAGCGCATGTGGGCGCAGGGGAATGGCTCGAAGCCCTCGCCGACACCGCCGTGACTGTCCACACCGTTGGGATCCTCATCCGCAAGACCAAGACCCACCTCGTCGTCGCCCACTCGGCCGACTCGTCCGGCAACGTCACCGGCGTGTTCTCCATCCCACGTTCCGCCGTGGAGGACTGGGGCGAACTGTCTGACTAGATCGCGACCTCTCCGCTGGTCGCTGAGCGCACACCCCTCGCCGGGCCCCCAACGGCGAGGGGTGTTGCTGCATTTTTGGCGGTCATCGCGCGGAGTCGCGCGGAGTCGCACCAAAAACGACCCAGACCCACAGCCCGTTTACCTGCGGTTTCGCGATCTACCAAAACATAAAACCCCTGATAACCGTGCCTCTCAAGGTGGCGGCACGGGTTCGAATCCCGTACGGGCTGCAAAGCGAAACCCCTGCTCAGGACACAAATCCGGGCAGGGGTTTCGTACGTTTTCGGGCAACGTCGCGCGTAGCGCGCGTAGTTTTCTGCGGTTGACTACGCGCGCCGAGCTGGTGCACGATGCCCCGATGCACCTTCGCAAACTGGACAACGGCACCTGGCAGGTCTCCGTCTACAAGGCCGGCCATCGGGCATCGGCAACTGCCCGCACCAAGTCCGAAGCGACCAGCAAGGGTGTCGAACTGCTCCTCGAGCTCGGAGGCCGACCGAAATCTCGTGGGATGTTGGTGCGTGAACTTGCTGCCACCTGGCTGACGTCGGCCGAGATCTCCGCCTCCTACCGGGTCGACGCCGGCCGTGTGATCGACGCGATGCCGGACACGTTCGCCGACCGCAAGATCGTCGAGGTCACACCAAGCGTCATCGAGGGGCTGTACCGGCAGCTGGCGCGCGACGGATGGTCGGTGAATCGGATCCGTCGGTTGCACGCGGTGCTGTCGTCGGCCTGGACGATGGCACGCCGCTACGAATGGGCGACCGTCAACCCGTTCACCGCTGCCAAACGGCCGGCAGAACCGAAACGTCAGGTCGATCCGCCCAGCGTTGATCAGGTGATCAAGTTCCTCGAGGCCGTCGACGGGCCGTTCGGCACGTTCATCGAGGTGGCCGCAGCGACCGGCGCGCGTCGTGGCGAGGTGTGCGCCCTGCAGTGGGGGGACATCGGCGAGGACAGCATCGTGATCCGCCGGTCGATCTCGCAGGTGCCCGGCGAGTTGGTTGTCACCGACGGCAAGACCGGAGCCAAGGGGCATCGTGTCGTAGCGATCACTGAGGTGCTGGCCGAGTCGTTGAAAGCGCACCGCCGCCGACAGGTGGAACTGGCCTTGGCGTCCGGCCTGCCCTCACCGGTGTGGCTGTTTTCGCACGACGCCGGTGTCACGCCGTGGCGACCCGATTACGTGAGCCGTGAGTTCCGTCGGCTACGAGCCCGGCTCGAGCTGCCAGACACGATCCGGTTGCACGACCTGCGGCACTTCGTCGCCACGCAGCTGCTCGCCGCTGGCATCCCGTTGAAGTCGGTCAGCGAACGCCTCGGCCATCGTCAACTGTCGACCACATCGGACCGCTACGGGCATTGGCTACCCGCTGCGGACCGGCAGGCTGCCGAAACGTTGGCAGCGATCGTCGGACGGAAAAGTATACCGAAATCAAGGTAGACGGCGGATGGTGCCTGCCGTCATACTCGGCGCTTATGAACCAGCCACGGCATCTGCGGGGGGGGGGCAACTCTGTTGCACCCTTTCTCTAGCGTTCGTCCTGCCGTAGACGCCAGGAGGACGACGTGACCGAGGCCGAGTTCCAGCAACGGATTGCTGAGCTGTTCAGTTCGATCGACGTGAAGATCGAGCAGGCCGAGTGGCGGGCATGTCTGCGTCGGCATCCGGCAACCGGTCGGCAAGTCGATCGACCCGTTCAACCAGTGCGACGACTGTTTCCAGAAGCCGGCTGATCGTCCCTTCCAGCGCCGCCAATCGTTCGTTGTCGGAACGTGAGTCGAGTTCAAGACCCAACACCTCAATCACCTTCGGCACCATGCGCGAGTTCGGCCCAGTGCGACCGGTAACCCAGTGCTGCACTGACTGAGGACGGATACCAAGCGCGTCAGCAAGGTCCGTTTGCGTCATGCCCAGTTCTTTCAACCGGGCACGCAACGGCTCGCCTCGCAGGGGCAACTCCTCCATCCGCACGCCTACAGCCTACTGCTGTACGGCAGTCACTCCTAGAGCCATCTGTACAAGGAAAGTACGCGAAAGGCTTGACAGGAGAGTAAACAGCGGCTTGTATAACGACCCATGAAACCGAAGCCCACAGCAGCGGAGCTGTTGGACTCGACGGTGGTGCTCACCGCTACCGAGGTCGCCGACATCCTCCGCCTCACCTTCTACAAGGGACGCAACGCCGGCAAGCCGAACCGCCTCCTGGTGCATGAGCTCGTGGATCGCGGCCAGCTGCGGCCCGTCGACCCGGACCAGCCGAAGCACCGTTGGTCATTCGCCACCGCTGCCGTCCGCCGCTACGTCGAGGAGGTTGCAGCGTGAGTCCGTACGACATCCGTCAACTCGCCGACACCGTCACAGCGTTCGGCCGCACATGGGGCACTGGCTACCTCAGTCGGTTGGTGAACCAAGGCCAGATCACACAGGACGACGCCGACCGTGTGCTGCTCCACGCCCGCTTCGCACCGCCGATGCCGACCGAATGGCTGGTGACCAAGTGATCAAGACCCTGCTTGCTGTCGTCTGGCTGTTCTCGCCGTTCATCCTGTTCCTCGCATTTGCCGCACTGGTCGAATGTGTCCCGCCGGTCACCCGAGTGTTCGACCGGTTCTGCGATCGGTGGCTCCCATGAAGCGCCGCATCGCCCTCACCGCTGCGCTGCTGCTGGGCACCGTGGTGCCCGGACATGCCGACGCCGGAAGCGGCCGGTGCGCCCAGTACGAATCACTGCTGCGTGCCTACGCACCTCGAGGCGGCTGGAACGTCGCCAAGATGAGCCGCACGATGCACCGCGAGTCGCGCTGCACACCGTGGGTTCGCAGCCGCACTCAGGACAGCGGTTTGCTTCAAATCAACGACGTCAACCTCGCCTACCTGACGTCGAAGATGGGCCGGCCGATCACGTCCGCTGCGCTGATGGACCCTGCGACCAACGTGCAGGCCGCTGCACTGCTGTGCCAGTTCTCCAAGCGTGCGTTCGGCACCTGCTACCGGCCGTGGCGAGGTGGCGCATGAGCCAGTCGCTTCGCAATGTGGTCGCACGGACCCTCATCGACGAACGCGTGACCGACTGCAACATCCAAGGGTTTCGCAGGGCACTCGAAATCGCCGAACTCGTCGTCGCCGACGTCGAGTGCTACCAGGCACTGTTTTTGCCGGACCGTGAGGTCTGGAAATGATCGCCGACGACGTGACGCCGCCCTTCGCACCGGGCGATGACGACCGTCTCGGCGGGCCCGGCAGCGCGCACCTTCCGACGCTGCCGGGCACCAATCGCAAGGTCGGCCTCGACGAGCTAGAGCACGCGCTGACGCACATCACCGACACGCTGCTGAACACCGTCACCCAGGGCGAAGCGAAGGCCGCAGCCGAGCTGGTCCGCAACAACATCGGCGTGATCATCGACGGCCTGTGGACCAGCGTCCACTACCGCAAACTCGGCCACCGAGACATCGAAGGCGACAGCCATTGGATGCAGATCACCTCATGGGTGCCGGCCGATGTTGCCGACGTGGCGTTCCACGTCGCCAGCAAGGTGACGTTGTGAGCCGGAAACTGGCACGCCTGGACGGCTCCAACATGATCTGGACCGTCACCGGTCAGCGGCCCGACGGTGCGTACCGGCTCGAGACCGACCGCACGTACTGTTTCGCCGAACCACAGTTCGTGACCGTCATCGGCGCTGCCCGAACCTCGGATCCTGACACGTCGCACGCCGCTGCCGCCGCGCAAACCGACACGAAAGTGCGCGACATGCACCGCCTTGTGCTGTGCCTCTTGGAGCGCGGCCCGATGTCCGACTTCGACCTCGCCCGCGAGGCCACGATCGTGCAGAAGCGCGCCGTGAAGCAGACGTCGATCGGTGTGCGCCGCAAGGAACTGGAACGCCTCGGGCTGGTGTGCGACTCCGGTCGTCGAGGCGTGTCCGACACCGGCACCAGCTGCGTCCGTTGGATGCTGACGCACGCCGGACGGGAAGCGGTGGCGGCATGAGCCTGCACCCTTCGCTGCGGAACCGGCCACCGGCCACCAACGAGACACACGTCATCTGCTGCAACCACCCACACCTCACGCTGTGCTCGCACGCACTCCGTGACGTCAAGCAGGGCTCACACGGGGCGCACGCCACCTGCGTCGTCTGCCGTGACCTGTCGGCTACCGAGTTCTGCCCGGCTCGAGACAAGTGCCCGACGTTGTGACCAAGGCGGAACGAGAACTCCTGCAAGTGCTCCGCCAGGCACACCTGCGCCTCGACCGGCGAGACATCGCCCAAGGCATCACCCGCTATCCAAAGCCATTCAACCTGGAGGTAATCAATGGCACCCAAACAACCAACATCAACGATTGAGACCATCAGCCCCGAGACTGCTCGCCAGTATCTGCAACTGAATGAGCGCAATCGGCCCGTTAGTGCTCATCGCGTTGCGACCTACGCGATGATCATGAAAAACCGTCAATGGATTCTTACCGGAGAACCTTTGATTTTCAATGACGGCCGTTTACTGAACGGACAGCACCGCTTGCTGGCATGTGTCCAGGCAAATGAAACATTTGACACGTTTGTGGTGAGGGACGTGCCGGAGGCCGCTTTCACAGTGATGGATTCAGGCTTGAACCGGAAGTTGTCGGATGTCCTTGCCATGGACGGGTTCAACAACGCCAAAGACGTTGCAGCTATGGCCAATCTTGTAATTGGATATTGCACGGGCAAGACAACGTTTGCATTTGTCACAGTTCAGCGACAAAACATTATTGAGCACGTCCGCAAAAACGCTCTTACTTACGAAACTGCCGTTCAAGTCGGGCACGCAGCCAGAAATGCTGGTTTCACCAGATCAGTGTTTGGAGCATTGGCCGTGTTCGTGCATGACCACCAGCGTTTTGACGAATTCATTCACGGCGTCCTCAATGGCGTCAACCTGCAGCATGGTGATTCGCGCTTGACGTTGAGAAACTGGTTCATGGCAAGACACGGCAGGCAAGCCAGCGTCGTGAAGTTCTGCGCAACCATCAAATCATGGAACGCATTTGTCGAGGACAAGTCTCATACAAAAATGTATGCGTTTACAAACGGCGTCATCCCACGCGGAACCGGGTTCAAAATTCCCGACGATCTTAAAGCGCTGGAGGACAGCAATGACAACGCAACTAACAGTTGAAGATCAACTAAGGGCCATCCCAGCCCGTCACGCACAGCCTGACCCCAAGACGCTGGCAACCCTGCCCAAGGGAGGCAGCAACCTGCTGTACATGGGTCACGCTGAAGTCACCCTGGCCCTCATCGACGCCGACCCCATGTGGACGTGGGAACCGATGGCGATTGACATTGAGACAGGTAGCCCTCGAATCGTGCAGGACGGCAACCTTCTCACCCTGTGGGGATACCTCACAGTTTGCGGAGTTCGTCGACTCTGCGTTGGCACCTGTGAAGCACGCAAAGCCGAGAGTTCGAAGGAACTGCTCGGCGACGCCCTCCGGAATGGGGCGATGCGGTTCGGGATCGGAACCAAGTTGTGGTCGAAGGCCGTCGACGAGCCCGGCAAGTCGGCCAGTCCGCTCGCACCCGAACGTCGCAAGGCCGAGCAGGCCAGCGAACTGTTGGAGCGTTGCAAGGCAGCCGACGACACCGTCAAGGCCGAGCTGCGTGCGATCGCTGAACAGGCCGGCCGCAAGATCGGCGTCGCATCGTTCCTTGAGGACGCCGACTTCGCCCGCCAGATCGACCGCATCCTCAACACGAAAGCAGCAGCAGCATGAGCGAGAACACCATCACCGTCGCAGGCAACATGACCGGCGACCCCGTCATCCGCTACAGCGCCCAGGGCAAGCCGTCGGTGTTCGGCACCGTTGCCGTCAGTCGTCGATACCAGGTGAACGGCGAATGGCAGGAGTCGACGTCGTTCCTCAACTTCAAGGCGTTCGGCCAGATCGCCGAGAACATCGCCGCCAGCACCTCGAAGGGCTGCCGGGTGATCGTCACCGGACGCATGGAGACCGGCGAATGGGAGGACAAGGACGGCGTCAACCGCAAGTCGTTCGACATCATCGTCGAAGACCTGGGCGCATCGCTCAAGTTCGCCACCGCCCAGGTGGAGCGCGTCGCACGGGACAGTGCGGGACAGAACCGGACACAGCCGGCCACGCTGACCGACGAGGAGCCGTTCTGATGCCGTCTGTCGGACCTCGAGTGAAGCCAAGGCGGTGCCGTGCCTGCGGTGAAGCCGTTGCCGCACGTGACATGCCGTGGATTGCGGTGTCGCCCATCGGTGTCGAGCTGCTGTATCACGACTACTGCGTGAACCGCGAGGCCCGGCGTGGCTGACGAAACAGGGATTGAATCCGGGGCGAAATACGGAGGCGACTTGCTTTACGCACGCGTTGCCGAGGTTGCGAACGCCGCCCACAAGGCCGGCCTGCCGTCGACCAGCGCGGTCGCCGCCGAGTTCAGTGTCAGCCTCCGCACGGCCAGCCTGTTCATGTCACGGGCCCGCAAGGCCGGATGGCGTATCCCGATGTCCCGACCGGCCGACACGCCAGGGATGCGTCGCAGCATCGAGGCGTTGAAGGCGTGGCGGCTTGAGTTCGGCGGTCAGAAACCAGTGGCCGAGGACTGGGACAAGGACGGCTGGCGTGAACGGGCGAACTGCAAAGGCATCAACGCCAACTTGTTCTTCCCGGAACGAGGCGACAATCACCACGACATCAACGCCGCCAAGCGTGTCTGCAGGTCGTGCGAAGTTCGGGAACAGTGCCTCGAGTATGCGCTGACGAACTACGAGACCATCGGCATCTGGGGCGGCCTGTCCGAACGGGAACGCCGGAACATTCGGAGAAGGACCCGCTACGAGCTGCGTGTCATCGGAAATCAGATCGCATGATCGACAATCCGATCAATCTCCGCATCATCGGCCTGCCCGCACCGCAAGGCTCCAAGACCCGGATGCCGAACGGCGCGCTGGTCGAGTCGTCCAGCGCCACCGGACGAGCCAAGTTCGCCGACTGGCGTCACGCTGTCGCCGTCGAGGCGTTCAAGGCCCAGCAGGAACACGGCACGATCAACTGGCCGTACGTCGAGTTGACGGTCATGTTCCGGTTCCCGATGCCGAAGTCGAGGTCGGCCGCCACCAAGGCCCGAGGCTCGGCATGGAAACCCAGCACCCCGGATCTCGATAAGCTTTTGCGTGCCCTTGGCGACGGGCTCGTACGGGGTGGACTGCTGCCCGGCGACAACCGGGTCGTCATTGCCCACGCCTGGAAGGTCGAGGTTCACGAAGCCTGGACCGGGGCGAGCGTCCGCATCGAGAACGCCGAACGACCCGTCGAGGTGCTGCTGTGAGAGCACAGGCACACGACGAACTCATCGACCGCATCGCTGAAGCCTGCTGGAGCCACGCCCTCGGCGAACCGTGCGAACTGCAGGTGCGTGACGTCGAACGCCTCCTGCGGCTGTATCTGGCCGAACGTGAACTCACCGACCAGGTGTACCGCTGCCTCATGGGTCACGCCGGAGGACGCGAGATCGCCGCCACCATCCGCAACTACGTGAACTCGAGGACAGCATGACCTGGTTCAAGATCGACGACGATTTCTTCTTCCACCCGAAGGTCATCGCCGCAGGCAACTCGGCCATCGGTCTGTTCGTTCGCTGCGGCAGCTGGGCGTCGAACCATCTCACCGACGGCCACATTCCCGACAAGGTGATCGAGATGTTCGGTTGCGACGCCGACATCACCCGACTCATCGAGGTTGGCCTGCTGGAGGAGACCGACACCGGCTACTTCATGCCGGCCTTCCTCGACTACAACCCGTCAGCGGAGGAGGTGCGGGCAACCAGGGCGGCATCGGCGGAACGTCAACGCCAGTCCCGCACCCGCCGATCCGACGATTCGGAGGATGTCACGCGTGAGTCACGCGTGAGTCACAACGATGTCACGCGTGACTCACGCGTGAGTCACAGCGCCCCGACCCGACCCGACCCGTATAAAACACCACCACCGCGCACACCTGTGGATAACTCGGTGCGGAAGGTGGTGGTGGCGGCATCGAAGCAGATCCTGCAAGCAGCACCACCTGGCATCACGCCGAGAAACCGAAGCGCCTACCTCGCCGGGATGCAGGCACGCCTCACGGCTGACCACGACGACCTCGAGCATCTGATTGCACGTGACGGGCCCGAGATCGCCATCCAGCAGCTCGTCGACCGAGAACTCGGCATCGAACCGACCGACACCGGCCCGCCACCCTTACGGCACGACCCCGACTGCCGGCACTGCGACGGCAGCGGCTGGCGAAGCCTGGACGAACTCACCGTCGACCGCTGCGACTGCACACCGCCAGCGTTGGCGACCGTCACCGAACTGCGAGCGCCGGCATGAACGACCGAATCCAACGCCTGCGCGACCACGTCAACTACAAGCACCTCGATGGAGATGTATGTCTGCGCTGCTGGGCCGCTGACGAGATCGAACGGCTGCTTGCCGAGAGGGACGATCTGCAGGAACGGTTGCAGGTTCGCAGCATGGAACTGGCGCAAGCCCGGCAAGGACGAGCCCTGCTCGAGCTGGAACGTGTGCAAGCCGAGAACGCCCAGCTGCGCCGCCAACTGTTTGCCGAACGAGGCATCACTACCGAGATCGACGTACGCCACGAAACAGCAGCCGAAATCGTGGCCGACCTCCACCGCTCGATCGACCGCATCGACGCACTCCTGGCTGCACGCAACCCTCACCTGACTAACGCACTTCTCGATGGAGACCGTGATGAGTAAACCGAACCGTGACCTTGACCAAGCCGGGTGGACCCTGCAACACGTGGTGGCCTTGCAACTCACGGCCGCCCTTGAGCATGTCCATCGTGAACTGTCGGCGATCGACGGATTCAGCAGCGGCACACCCGAAGTGTCCGTACGGGCATCGGCTGACCTCACCGGGCCCGAACGTCACGCGGATGCCCGATGGGCGTTGACAAGCGCACGTGAGGATTTGCGTGACGCCAAGACCACGCTGCTTGCCTCGATCCGTGACCTGTCCGAACTATGTCGTGACGTCATCGGTATGCGCGCACCAAAGACGGTCGTGAAACCCGAGGACACCAAACGCGACTTGTGCTGCAGCCACCAGTCCGGCAAGCACGCCGTGATCGAGTGGGGCGACGCACTGTGCATGATGCCCGGCATCAAGTCCGGCCTGTGCCAGAAGCACTACATGGCCTGGTATCGCAGCCGTCAACGCGACGGCATTGACGTCAGTAAAGACCATGAGCCCGCCCAGTTGTAACCGAGCATCCTTGCCGTGTAACCGAACAAGGTGTAATGATCGCTACGTTCCGACCCGTGGGCCACAAGCCTGCGGGTCGTTGCGTTGTCGAGGTGAATGATGGGCAAGCCAGCACACCGGGTCGGTCCGTATCAGACGCAAGCTCGAGCAGTGTGCGCCGCAGCGTCGGCCGACCCGACAACGACGTGTTGGCGTTGCGGTCTGATGTTGCATCAGCACACGCCACACAAGAACGGACGCCGACCCTTCTGGACTGCCGGCCACGTGATCGACGGCGACCCGCTGTCGCCATTGCTGCCCGAGGCTTCAACGTGCAACTTCCGGGCAGGCGGACTGCAGGCGGCGACAATGTCCCGTCGCACCACCGGCACCACCAGGCGCTGGTGACTGCATGATCATGCATTCCATGCATGAATGGGGCGGGCCGTGACCGTTTTTTTGGGCCGGGGCGTGCTGGGGACT